TGCTCCTTGAGAGCCAGTATCACCTGTAATTCCTTGTGATCCGTTTGTCCCACTAGCACCTTGACTACCAGTATCTCCAGTGATTCCTTGAGATCCGTTAGTTCCTGATGCTCCTTGACTTCCTGTGTCACCTGTGATACCCTGAGAGCCATTAGTACCTGATGTACCCTGTGATCCTGTATCTCCAGTGATTCCTTGAGATCCTGTGTCTCCTGTTATTCCTTGACTACCAGTGTCTCCAGTTATACCCTGTGAACCATTTGTTCCACTTGCTCCCTGTGATCCTGTATCACCTGTAATTCCTTGTGATCCGTTTGTCCCACTTGCTCCTTGTGAACCATTGGTTCCTGCTGCTCCTTGAGCTCCTGTGTCTCCTGTAATTCCTTGAGATCCGTTTGTTCCTGCTATTCCTTGAGCTCCTGTGTCTCCTGTAATTCCTTGAGATCCGTTTGTTCCTGCTGCTCCTTGAGCTCCTGTGTCTCCTGTAATTCCTTGAGATCCGTTTGTACCACTTACTCCCTGACTACCTGTGTCTCCTGTGATTCCTTGTGAGCCATTTGTTCCAGATGCTCCTTGAGAACCAGCAATACCCTGTGATCCATTTGTTCCCGCTGTACCTTGGGAACCAGTATCACCTGTAATTCCTTGGGCTCCTTCATCTCCAGTGATTCCTTGTGATCCATTAGTACCACTAGCACCCTGTGATCCAGTGTCTCCAGTGATTCCTTGTGATCCGTTTGTTCCTGCTATTCCTTGAGCTCCTGTACCACCTGTTATACCCTGAGAACCATTGGTTCCAGCAATACCCTGTGATCCATTTGTTCCCGCTGTACCTTGGGTTCCATCATCACCAGTTGCTCCTTGACTACCAGTGTCTCCAGTTATACCCTGTGATCCATTAGTACCACTAGCACCCTGACTACCTGTATCACCTGTGGTTCCTTGAGAGCCATTTGTTCCTGCTATTCCTTGAGCTCCTGTGTCACCTACAGTTCCTTGAGATCCGTTTGTTCCAGATGCTCCTTGACTACCAGTGTCTCCAGTTATACCCTGTGATCCATTTGTTCCTGCTATTCCTTGAGCTCCTGCATCACCTGTTATTCCTTGTGAGCCATTAGTACCTGATGCACCTTGTGATCCTGTGTCTCCTGTTATTCCTTGAGAACCATTTACACCACTAGCACCCTGACTACCTGTATCACCTGTGATTCCTTGACTACCAGTGTCTCCAGTGATTCCTTGTGATCCATTAGTACCACTTGCTCCTTGACTACCAGTATCTCCAGTGATTCCTTGTGAACCATTATCTCCTGTTATTCCTTGACTACCTGTTGCTCCTTGAGAGCCTGTGTCACCTGTTATTCCTTGAGAGCCATTTGTTCCTGATGCTCCTTGTGATCCTGTATCTCCAGTTATACCCTGAGAGCCATTAGTTCCAGCTACTCCTTGTGAACCAGTATCTCCAGTGATTCCTTGTGAGCCATTAGTACCTGATGTACCCTGTGATCCTGTATCTCCAGTTATACCTTGACTACCTGTAGTTCCTTGTGAACCAGTATCTCCAGTTATACCCTGTGATCCATTTGTTCCTGATGCTCCTTGTGAACCTGTGTCTCCAGTAATACCCTGGGCTCCATCATCACCTGTTATTCCTTGAGAACCATTGGTTCCTGCTGCTCCTTGAGCTCCTGTATCTCCAGTGATTCCTTGTGATCCATTAGTACCACTTACTCCTTGTGAACCTGTGTCTCCAGTTATACCCTGTGAACCATTTGTACCACTTGCTCCTTGTGCACCTGTGTCTCCTGTAATTCCTTGACTACCAGTGTCTCCAGTGATTCCTTGAGAACCGTTTGTTCCACTAGCACCTTGAGCTCCTATATCACCAGTTGCTCCTTGTGAACCATTAGTACCACTTACTCCTTGAGCTCCTGTATCACCTGTAATTCCTTGAGAACCATTAGTACCACTAGCACCCTGTGCACCTGTGTCTCCAGTTATACCTTGAGAGCCATTTGTCCCTGATGTTCCTTGTGCACCAGTATCACCAGTTGCTCCTTGAGCTCCAGTTAAAGATAAATCAGTTCTAGTAACTAAATTACCCGAACCATCTGTTAATAATATATTTGTTTCTGTTGTACCTGAAGGGACTGAAGTTAATTGGGCTGTAGTAGCAGTTATGTCACCAGCTACTTCTAAAGAGGTTCCATTAATTAGTTTTAAAGCATCTCCTGTTTGTCTTGAGACAATAACATTAGCTCCATCTTTTTTAACTGCTGTCTCTATTAATCCATCTTCTGTTGTGTCAGTTACATCACTAATTTTACCAGTTATTTTGGCATAAACTATTTCTTGGTCTGCATCATTTTCACCTTTGAATTTAATTTGACCTAAATAATCACCATTATCTGGTGAAGGTGAGTTTCTAATTAAATCTATAATTGGGCCTGCATCTGAGGATGCATTTTCATCTTCTAATGTTAAGGTTGATAAACTTTCATCTATAGATAATAAAGATGAAGTAACTGAGTATGAATCTGAACCCACCCATATTTTCCCTACAGGGAGATTAGGAATATCATTTGATCTACCTGAGCCATATATCCACCCACTACCATTGGAAGGGTGAATTTTAGTTACTATACCTAAATTTTGAATTAAATTACCTGATCCTGTTGGTTTAATATTTGTAAACCCACCATTTTCCCCAACATATACAACCTCACCAACAGTGAATAGTGATGTATCTACCCCTTGAATAAATCCAGACAATAAAGCTTGACCTTCAGCCTCATCATCAACTTGCTCATTTAATATAAAAGTTGCAGGCATTGTGAGAGCATCTGATGCAGATGCTGCTATTACTGGGGTAGCATTTCCTGATGATATAGATGAGGTTGCATGGACTGGAGTTCCTTTATATAAGGTTCCACCAGATACATTTTTTATTGTTACATATACATCTTCTATTGTTGCAAATTCTAGATTACCTGCTCCATCAGTAGTTAATACTTGTCCATCAGTTCCATCTGTTGTTGGATATATTAAACCTGAAGCTGTTAGGCTGGTTGTTATGTTAAGACTATTTAAAGATGCGTCACTACCAGAGGTAATGACCTTTTTCCAATTTGGCATAAAATATTTTTAACTATGGTTGGTTATAACAAATGTGTGTTACCCACTTCCCTCTAGGGGCCTATAATCTATTATAAATATTGTAGTTATTTTTTACCTTTAGCCTTTGTTGTAGGAGGGGGTGGAGTTTGATTTGATTTTTGAATCTCAACTATTTTATTGTCTAACTTTTGTTGTAGTGTAGCAATAAATTGGGCAGATGATCCTTTGATATCAATAACATTTAGAGATTGTCGCAGAGCTGCAACTTCTTCTAATGATAGATTTTTGAGTGTATGATTATTCATATTATTTCATTTGGTTTGTATACTGCTTTTGCAGTTTGATTACTAAATTATACAAACCCTCAATATCACCTCCAAGGAAAGTTGATCTTTTTACTAAAGAAAGCAAAATCTCTATCTCCTGAGGGTTTAATTGCTCAGGGGATAGAGAGGTATTTTTATTTTCTTGTGTTTGATTTTTTACTTTTAGACTTGATGCCTTAAAACCCATAACTATTTTTATTTTTTTAAAATTAAGCGTATATCCAAATACTTTCATCTCCTGATGATACATATATGTTACCTGCTTTGTCGTATCTATTATCTGGTCCTGTTGTATTTGGGTTAGTACTAGCTAATGTTGTTACTGCTGACATGAATGCGTCTGGAGTATATGCTGAAGTATCTGCTGAAAATGAACCTGTTACTCCCCAACGTAGTGTAGCTGAATCATATCCAAATAGCTCACCTACATCTTGAGTTGCTTGTTGTACTACAATACCACCATCTCCTGTTGTTGTTGAACCAGAAGCAAATAATACAAATCTATCTGCTACTTGTAGATTTTGTGTTTCTTGGAATGATGCAGTACCTTCTACTGTTAAGTTTCCAGCTACTGTAATATTATCTTGGAATGTTCTATCACCTGTAATTGTATCAGGTAAAGTAATTGTATAAGATGGAGCTGAACCTAATGCTTGAGTATTTGTTTCTGTAATTCCAATTTCCCCAGCTGTTCCTGTAATTGTGATTGTAGTATTACCTTCAACTGCTGTTCCAGCTGTTGAGCCATAATCTACATCTAATAAACCACTACCATTAGCAGACAAACCAGTTCCATCAATAGTATCTACGTCTAAACCAACACCATTAGCACCTACAGAAACAGGTTTTACATTACCACCTGTAGTTGAATCAGCTTGAACAGCAACTGTAGCTGTACCAGATCCATCATAAGTGAAATCAGCAATACCATTTCCATCTGTTAAATCTGGTAGATCTGTTGTTCCAATGAATGAACCACTAAATGAACCTGTGAAACTATTTTCACCAAGTACACCTAATGAATCTGCAATAGCATCTGTATCAACACCTCCATCTTTAATGCTAATTGTTCTAGCAGCACTACCATTATAAGTTGTGCCAGTATTTAATTCTAAAGTAGCATCATCAACTGTTAAATCATCTAGGTTAGTTCCTAAAGCTTTTCCACTTATAGTACTATTAGCTAAAGATGAATTGGGAACATTACTTAACCCAAAAGTTAAGGTATCAGTACCAGCATCAGCTGAAATGTCTAAACCTTGAGTTGATGAAGATGCAAATGTAAGATTACCACTTGAGGTTCCTGAGAAGAGCTCAGTACCATTAAAGGATGCTGTTGAGAAGGCATCTAATGCTGTTGCCGATGTTAAATACCCAGCATCATTATTAAATTGGGATACATCACTACCGGAGACGGCTACCTTTTTCCATTCTGCCATAATATTATCGTTGTTTTATTATTTGTTTATAAATATGGTAAATTTAACCTAACCCTATAAAGAGTGAACTAGAAGTAAAATAAATCCCACCATTTGGTGCGGAAGATGTTAGTTCAGTTGAATGGGTTGCTAATGTTATTACTTTGTTATTATCTACTTTCAACATCTCAACATTATTTAAATCTCTAACTAAAAATAATGTGGGTGCATTGTTTTGTACTGTTGTTGAACCTGTGTTATCTATTTTGAAAAATTCTGTGCTTCCAGATTTAATTAAAAATATATCATCAATATTAACCTCAGCAGATATACTTCCTGTTACTATTTTACTATCCAAAGGTACATTAAGTAAGTCAGACCCATCTCCATGAAATGAACCCGAGAATGATCCACTAATAGTGTAAAATTCGGATGATAGTTGTTTAGGTTTTATTATTGCCATTTTTAGCTACTGAATTTTCCTATTGCTATTATTTCATCTGTTGAATCAAGACTATATCCTAATTCTGATGGGTTAATTACAAGTGTTGTTATACCACCACTTTGTGTGAAAGAGGATACTGCTGCTCCCTCAACTAAAGCTCCATTAATAAATATAGTAAAGTTGTCTATTGAAGTGAATGGTAAACCATTTGGTGCTTCAAGCCAACCACTTGGGAATGTTGCAGTAGTTGAATCAACATATGTTCCTTCTTTTTGTATATTAGTATTCAAATATAATAAAATCTTAGTACTTACTCCATTTCCACCAGTACCACCACCTGAAGGTGCTGAAGGTGAGAATTGTGTGATTGATTTTACATTTTTAGAAGAAACGTATTCTAACCCTGATGTTGTTTCTATACCAAATGTTACTTTAGATTTACCATTATATTTTTTAACAGCAGTTAAATCCTTTTGAATTATATCTGGTACTATATAACCATGCATTTGGAGGGTAAAATTACTTCTTACAACTCTATTTTGACCTTGATTCAATTCATTTATTGTATTGAAGGTGTCGATACTTGCTTTGAATTGGAATCGCTCAGGATTACCCCAGTATGAATCAGACGCGTAGTTTATCGCCTCTACTATTTTATTTAGTTGTTCTATATAATATGTTTGTACTATAAAGCTATAACTTAGAGTAACATAATCAGGTACAACATTTGCTACAAATTGTTTTGTAGGGACTCTATTATTTAATATGTCAAAATTAGAGTAGAAGTTTTTTGAGTTATAGGATTTTTGCCAAGAAGTATATAGATGTGGGTTATTAGCATCTAATTTGTTTGCTATAGATCTATCTTTATTTAAACTATCTCGTTTAAACATAATAATAGGAGACATTACTTTACCTTTCTTGTCTCTATAAAATCCATCTTTTTGTATTGTCTTAAATCTTTCAGGAGAACCATAAACTAATGGTACTGCAATTCTTTCCCCATTTTGAATGACTGTTGGTCTAATAACATTTTCAAAATAAAATAAAATTGCTTCATCTACATCTTGTATGCTTACTGAGAATTGTTTATATTTATCTCCTTTAGATGATATTTCTTCTGATCTATTATGTGATACCCCACGTTGTGATTTGGAGTTGAATTGGTTGAAGTTTTGAGGATCGTTTGGATTACCACGTGTTTCACCCGTTTCAGGATCAACAAATGGGTTGATCTGATTATTCATTATCTCTTTTTGAGACTTAGGTACAGGTTTTCTATTATTTGGCATTATAAACGTTCTTTAGTTATTTGTACTTTATCAGCAGGCACGTAATGAGTTTCACATATTATTGAAATGCTAGATCCAAATTCTTCTAATCCTGGATTCAATGGATTATCATTGTATGGGTATCTAGGATCTTTACCTACAAAATATTGATTAGCATTTGTAGCATGAACTTCATAGTATCCTTCATAGTACATTATAATATCTCCTACTTCAGGAACAACTTCAGCATCAACTAAATCATCTCTAAAGAATTTATAAGTAATACCCCATTGGAAATCAACTCCTACTAAGTCATCTTCTGGGTATTCTTGGTTGCTTCTTTCAATGAGAGCATTCAATATAACAGGCTCATAATAATATCTAGACCCTGCTGCTTCACCATACATGTTTACTTTAGTCTCATTTAATTTAAGTTTATAGTAAACACATTGCTGTGTTATAATGTTTCCTAACAGCTCCCTGTTAACATTCCTAAAAAGTGATATGTCTCTTGATCCCCCGTATAATGCCATATTATCCTACGAAAATTGTATATGGTACGTAATTTAATTCTTTTTGTAATTGTTCTGATTCAAGTGCTCTATTTTCAAGAAGTTTTTTTCTTGATGTTTCTTCAAAATATGCTCTAAGTCTATCAATTAATAAGTTTTTATCTTTATCTGCTGATGTTAGCAAATCAGGAGCATTTAATTGAGTTTCATCTCCAGGGATTGGAATTGAATTATTATATTTACCTCTAACATACCCTAAAATCTCTTTTACTAATGCTAAGGCATATTCAAATATCCATTGACGTCCAATTGAATTGATATCTCCATATACAGGATTATTGTATGGCACTTGAGAAATATTTGTTATAACGCTAGCACCTGCATTATCCACGTAAGGATTATTACGATCAGACTTTTTAATATATTGAACCCACATTTTAGTCATGCTACCTGCAGGAATAGGAAATACTTTAAGATTATTATTTACTAATTCAAAAGTATATTGTGATCTTCTTACAGTATCATTTAATTCAATAGCTTGTAGTTTCTGTAGATCAAAATTAATAGGCATCATTACAAAGTTAATTGCAGGTGAATCACCCCCAAAGCCAAATGAATCCATCATACCTTGCATTCCCATACCTGATCCAGCGTATGGATCAAAGTATCTAGTAATAGCAGGTGCTGCTTCGTAATATACTCTTTTGATTTCTAAATCTCCAGCTGCAACTCCTTGTTTTGTTGCAAAATCTTCTAAGTTATAATTTTGAACTCCTGGTTGTAAATCTATAGATCCGGAATGCCATGTAACATTACCACCAACTCCAGCTTCAACTCCATATTGATCAGATAATCTAATAATGGTTGCTAAATTAGGTTGTGGGAGGGAATTATTAGCAGATTCTATATTTGTAGAAGCACCCTGAAATGATAGGAAATTTTGAGATGCTTGATAAGCAAAAAGTTCATTACCATAAGTAGTAATTGCTTCCTCAAATGCTGTGTAGAAATTCAAATCTTGTAATTCTACATCAACAATAGGATAACCCAATCTACGAGCAGCAAATAAAGCAAATTTATCTGCATCACTTTGGAATTGAGTATCATTATCATAAAACCCGAATGGTGTTTCTCCAGGGGAGAATGAACTTGATCCAGGCCAAATTGGTATATTTGCCATATTCTTAAGAGTTTACAAGTGTATATTCAATATCTACACTACCACTGATAGCATATATTTGGATGTTTTCAATATCATCTCCAAAGCTACCATTAAAGTTACTTGATGTAACATTTGAACTTAAAACAAACATTGAGTTTGTTGGAGTTAATTCTTGAGTAAAAGTACCCTGTGATCCACTAACTATTACTGCAACACTATAAGTGTCATCTAGATTTGTAATTCTAGCATATTCCAAACTTGATGATGGGAATGTACCTGCTCCAGGATTTACACCATTTAATTTGATTAAATCAATAGATGTAGTATTAGGACAAGTAACAATACGATGATCAACGTTTGTTACATTTTCAATAACATGTTTTACTTCATTTACTATAACACTATTGCGAACTGTTTGTTCTTCGCGTATTTTAATGTTAAAAGAAGTAGGTGGTAGTGTGGATGCCATATTAATATTTTATTATAAATATGCTTAGTTTCTAAATGATTTATAAACATCTAATATATGATCAACAATTTCGTGTCTATGGTTTTTTTCTAATGTCACAGTGTTAAAGTTAGGAACATTAACCATATGTTTAACTATAAAATCAAATCCAGAGTCTTTTTTATATTTTAAATCAATTTGAGCACTATCACCACAAAATATCACTTTAGATCCTTTACATATTCTAGTAAGAATTAATTCAGTTTGAACATCTGTTAAGTTTTGTGATTCATCTACTACTACTAAACAGTTGGTGAAGTTTCTACCTCTCATGAAAGAAACAGGAACTATTTCAATTTGACCATCTAGTATACACTTTTCGATTTTTGTCTTATCATATAGACGATGCATATTTTCATATACTGGAGCAGTAAATGGGGCTAATTTATCATCAATCCCACCTGGTAGGAATCCTATGTCTTCTCCAGCAACCACAGTTGGTCTAGTAATAATAATCTTTTCGATTTCTTTTGTAAATAGTAAATCTAGTGCAATTTGAGCTGCTAGTAATGATTTACCAGAGCCTGCTTTACCTCTTAATACAGAAATTGTGTTGTGAAGGATTGAGTGTTTAGCTTCTTTTTGCTCATCATTTAAAGTAAGGTTAAACTTAATTGGATTTTTTGGTCTACCTTTTCTTTTAAATTTATTCTGTGCCTCTTCGGAACGATTGTAATCTGCCATATAACGTATTTTGTTGATAAATATTGAAAAAAGATGGGGGAGTTGTAAACCCCCCCACTTTGTATAAAATTAATTATTTTTAAGTTAATAATTAAACACTACCTTAGCTTAATCCTGTGATGATTACAGTTTCAATGTCATTTGACACCATATTACTAAACTGAAGTTTGGTATAATTTTGGTCTGATGGGAAAACCTGGTTTCTTATACCGTTAGAATAAGAGTCGTTAGTTCCATCTCCCATTAACCAGATTTGAGTTCCACCATAGCCTTGGTAGAGGTTTGTTGGTGTGTATGTAACATTACCACTATAGTTGGATTCTCTTACTTGTTGATTAATTCTATAATCATCTTCCCATTTCATTGGATCTGTGATCATTAGTTTGATTTCACTATCAGTTGGCATGTCAACTCCTATTCTCAATGTAGTAATAACCGTACTCGATACTTTACCGTGGAAGTTTCTATTAGAACCTCTACCTCCTATTGTAAAGTCTCCTTGTATTGATCTATCCATTCTTACTCCTGTAGAGGTCCAGTTACTCGAAACAGACTTATTAATTCCTACAGAGTTAAAACTGTCAGAAGAACTCATTAATCTAATGTCGAAAGCACCTGCTAATGCGGTTGAACTTGCATTGTTGCCACTATATCTTTGACCTTTGTGACCAATATATAACCCATACCAGTTAGAAGTAGAAAGAGTACCTAAAGAGCATTCATTATACCCTGAACCTTCTCTACCCCAGCCGAAGAATAATTCTCTGGATGCGGATAATCTTAAGTAGAGATTATCGTTACCAGATGAAGTTCCTTCTCCACTATTCCAAATATGTTGGTTTGAGCTATTACCATCAACTTTAAACACTATACCCATAGCCCAAGGTCTTGCAAGAGAACTATCTGATGTTTTACTACTATCAGTACTATGAGCAGGGACGGTTGTGCCGAGGTTGCCCATCCTTAATGCATTATATTGAAATCCTTGATTTACTTGTTTTATATGTTCATTACCTCCTGAGAAGTCAACTGCCTTATCCCAGTCAGTAAGTATTGTTGGAGCGGTTGGTGTGTTTACCTCCGAAAGGTTAGTCCAGTCAACATTTGCACCATCGTAATCGTCATTGTTTCCGTTAAAGATGTCTGTTACTAAAAACATTACATCTATACTGGATATACCGTAACCCTGGTTTCCTGTTGATCCTTTGTAAGAACTCCAATCAGAATAAGCTACTGTAGCTTCATCACCTTGGGTAACACTTATATTACCATTTCTACCGAAGCCCATTCGAATGTTGTCTCCGTTTGAGGTTAATTCAATAAATGCACATACTGTATTGTGTAATGATACTATGTTAACGAGCATTTGGTTGTACGTATCTCCTGGTTTAAATATTTGTAAATATATGTTTTGTTGGGATGACTTGTATATCCTGAGTTGAATATCGCCTCTGAAGACTTCGCCGGTAACAGCAGAATTAGTTTTAGTAGATTGAGATGTATTTGCCCAGTTAGTACCTTTTAAGCCAATACGTATTTCATACTGGTCTCCCATTTCAGCGAGTAAATCTGTAAAGAATGCGTTATCCATTACAAATCGTTCACCTGCAGCTAAAGTTTCATCAATAGATGCCCAGCCGTAGTCGCCGTTGTTTGCTATGTTTGTACCAGTTTGATTGGCAGCTGGACCTTCTAAAGTAATTCCTGTTACACCTGCAACATAAGTTGATCCTGCTATTGTTGGTGTTATATAGGTAGTTCCTACAGGAGTACTTACCCATTTGAACTTTATAGGCGGTACGTCAGATGGTACTGCAAATTCTACGTAAGCTCCAAATGTTCCTGGTGTTCCTACTGTTGTTACTCCTGTTGTATAAGCACTGTTATCGCTTGATAGTACGAAAGATAAACTATCCGTTGCTTCGATTGAAGCAGCATCCATCCAGAATCTGTACGTCTGTCCTGCATTTAGGGTTAGGGATGCTCCGGAAGCTCCAGTAAATAACGGTAGTGAGAATGTATCTTCTGTTACGTTGTAGTGATTTGCCGGTAACGGTGCATTGATTACAGATAATCCAGTTGTAGATAAGTTTACTCTGGTTTCTGTTCCTTTAGTAGCTATTGCTAAATCTAAAGATCCAGTTCCTACAATATCACTTGCTGTTGTGAAAGTATCAATTTGACCAAATGTTCCTCCAAATACAGGTTCTGTGGTTAATGAAGGATTTGAATCTAATGATCTCATAACGACTAAATTTCCTTCTCGAGTATTTTCAATTGCTAGATTGTATAGGATATTACTATCACTACTAACATTAACATCACTAGATACTGGAGATGGTCCAGCGTAATATTGGGTTAATTGTGTTAAGTTTGAGGTTTGATTTTCTACTCTATGTACTGAGTAGAAATCACTTATATCAACTGATCCCCAACTTGCTCCTGGTTTTGGAACTCCTATGAATACTTTATTATCTTCTCCACTTGCTCCATCTATATGAGGTAGCACATTAGAGTTAATCCATGTATTAGGTATAATAAGTCTCTTTCCAGGATCTAAAGTTAAACTATCTAATGTTGCTACAGAATCTCCATTTAGTAAAGTAGATGTGTCCATAGTACCGTGAGTTAATGTAAATCCTGATGGTGCTGCTGCTCCGTTAACTGTGTGAGTAAAGGTAGGGAGATAAATTGCATCTTCAGTATATGAAGTAGGAAGAGCAACTGTAAGAATTGGTGCATCGCTTCCTGTTCCGTATAATGCGCTTGAACTGGCAAATAATTGATATCCATTACCATCATTAATATCGTAACTGAGTTCTATTCGACCAGCATTATTGTAAAGTTTAAATTTATCTTTAGGAGTGCCAGCTACACTGGTATCTGTATGAGGATTACCTGGGAAGTTTCTTGAGGTGTCATTATCCCATCCAGTACAGTATAGGGAACTATCAGTAGGATGTCCGAATCGATGAGTACCTGATCCGCCGCCGGCAGTTTGATGCCAGTCTATGAAAAGAAGGTCGAAATTGGTATTAAATCCGGCTTTAGTGACGATATCGCTACCAGATTTGTCTACGCTTTCACTGACAATACCTATATTTAGAAATCTACTGAAAGGCCATTCAAGTGAATCTCCGTCGTCTAATGTACTTGGTAAGTCATATACAGCTCCATTTGCGCCAGAAGGAGCAGTTACAATCAAAGCATCTACGTTAGCTAAAACTAAAGAGGTACCGAAGTCTAAATTGTAGTCAGCTTGAGAGAGGAAACTTCCTTGATGTATATTTCCACTTAAGGTAGCTAAAGGTGTTGTATTATCTACCTCTACTAATACAGTTGTTGTACTGCTTCCGTAACTGTTTGTTCTTATTACGTCTACATTGTAAGTGTCTTTTGGGAAGTTAGTAGAATCTCCTTCTACACTTGGTGCAGTTCCTACTAAATTTTGTTGACCGTTTAATGTTATCCAAGATGGACCGTTTGCAATTGTAGTAGTCCAAGTAGCTCCTTGAGGGTGTATTTGCTGGTTCAAGGAGGTTCGTTCGTCTAAAGAAGCTGTAAATGGGGATAATGCTGTTGGTGCAAAATTTTCATCTGCCCCATTTGGAATTTCATTCCAAGTTACTCCTGTAGGTGTTCCGTTAACTGGTGCTGCAACAGCACTTCCGCTATAGGAAGTAATTGGTGCGTACCATGTTCCTTGTCCGCTTAAATCATCTGCGAAAGTATATGCAGATCCTGAACCTGGTCCTCCTACTCTAATATCTTCATATTGTGCTTGGGAGAGATCTGTAAATAGTGGGTAATGGAATACTCCATTTGGACTTTCTATATAATAGTAAGCTAACCCTACAGGTGCATCTCCTTCTAATATTTCACTATCAGATGGAATCTCAATTGTTCCTGAAGCTGCTTGGTTATAGAATGTTAAGTTATATGATCCTGAAGTGATTTCAACACTATATGTTGTAGCATCTGATGGTAATAGAGAAGCAGTTGTTAATAAATTACTTGTTGCAAAATCTATTGTTGTTCCATTTGATTGTAAATCTATTATAATATTTGAATCCCAAGTTCCTCCTGCTATTGTACCTAATTGTACTACATCATTAGATATTGTTCCATCATTGTTACTAAAAGTTAAAGATCCTGTTTCATCTATAACAATTGAAAATTCCCAATCTGTTGAGGTTGGAGTTGTGGAAATCGTATTTCCAACAAGAAATCCAAAAGTAGTACCTACTGTTATTGATCCAGAAGGGATAAATATTCTAGATCCTGAGGTGGTAATATCGGTTGTTTGAACTACACCTCCATTTGATAAATCATCTCCTACTAATGAACCTACTAATGGTGAATTATATCCACTTATTGGAGTTAGGGCATCAAGTAATGGGGTAACTACAATTCCTTGATATTGTTCTAAAGTAAGTTGGAAGGCGGCATTTAAATTATCATTTGCAGATGTGATTGTGTTTCCTGCTGATTCACCATTTATGGTTATTTCAGATAAAGCTAGGCTTCTTAATTGAATTCTATCACTTCCTCTTTGGATTAGTGTTATTTTATTCCCACCATTAACATAGGATTGAAGTTCATTAATTTTATAAATGTTTATAACATTCCCACCTACTCCTTCACACAATGTTACACTTTGTCTAAGAATATCTGTTACTATATCTACAGCATTTACATCTGTTATATGACTTGAATATGGAAGTTCAGCATAATCCCCAACTAGTGGAGCTTTTACTGCAAATTGACCTGTTCCTTCATATGTGTTGTCTCCTAAAGAAACTCTTAGGTTTGTAATATCACAAGCACTAAAATCTATTGCATAATCTTGAGCTATGAAACCACAATCATCTATTCTAACAATGTTTTTGTCATTATCAGGAATGTTTCCCATACCTGCTGTTAGAGCCACACCAATCTTTTCTGTGTTACTTCCTAAACCTGTATTTTGGATTTGACATCCTAATATTTCAGTGATAAACCTTGCTGATGGGTTTAAGTAGAAGTGGGTTTCTAAATAAGAGTATGAGTCATTTATTAAGATTGATGCATCAGCATCTCCATCAGCTCCAATACCATTATAAGCACTTCTGTTATTATCATAGAATCCACTATCTCTAACTGTTGTATTAGCAGCACCCCAACTTACAAATCCCCCATTCCAGTTACCTGTTACTTCATTTTGGGAGAATTTATTATTTATACCCCCTACAACAAGTAAACCATTGTTTGAGTTGTAACCTGCAAAGTTCATCATTATAGTAGCATTTTGAGTACCTTTTAAAGTACTTGCTGCTAGATAAATCCCAGATTCAATGTTACCACTTGCAACATTTCTAGTAATGAATATATTACCCCCAATACCACAATCTTCTACTTTAAATCCTCTAAAGTTAGCTTGAGCAGTACATCCAATAATTTGAACATTTTTAGTATTTGAAATTTTTAAAGCTCCACCATCAGACACATTTGATCCTGACCCAAATGTAAGGAGATCTGCTTGGGATGAATCATACCCTAAAGTACCTCCTGATTCTGGTAGAGAAGTTGATAATCCTGTTCCATTCCAACCATTTGTATTAAAAGTACAATCTATTACATAAATATGTTCTGATTCTTCTATGTGTAATCCATAACCACCAGCATTTTTGAATGTTAAGTCTTCAAATAAAAATCCTTGAGTTGAATCTCCTGTGGTTCTGTGGAAAACATTTCCATTTAATGGGCTAAAGGAAGAGTACCCTATTGTTGTTTCACCTGCACCATAAAAATGTAACATTTTATCTGTTGGTAATTCTATAGAAGCTGTAATTGTGAAATTACCATCTAGTAGAATTGTGTTACCGCTAGTAGAAGCATTTATTGCTTGTTGTATGTCAGTATATGGCTTAATAGCTGTACCCAAATTTTCTGAACCTGTATATGATGAATTTACATGAATATCATATTGGGTTAAAGATGAATTATTAATAATACCATTTAATGTGTTATCTAATTCATCTACTCTTATAGTTTCATTTGGAATATATTGCCATCCTGTAAAACTTGGTTGGTCACAATATTTTACAATATCATCTACTCTATAATCTATTGAACCTGTTGCAGTACCATCACCATTTGGATCAATACTACCAGTTGCTGTAACATAAAACCAATCTCCATTTTCTGGGGTTAAAGCAGTAATATCGGGGTTATTTACTCCTGCATCCCACACTCCTAAGTAAGAAGCATTAACATCAACTGGGGCTGCTTGAGCAAATTGAGCAGTTAAATAATTAATTGCATCTTCTCTAGTAGCAAAAGAATTGTCATTTATATCTCGGATACGAGTAAAATTCAATCTTTTAAATAATACTCTAAAGTCATTAGTACCTTTGATAAACTTATCAGTTCTTTCTATTTTTATCCTACTATCTTGACCTGCTACTTCTGTAGCAACACACACATTTACTGGGGCAGGATTAACAGTTGAGTTTTCAAAGTATACTACTCCAGCAGCATCATCTCTGTATATTTTAATATTCGCCATTGTTTATTTTTATCGTGTTAAAAAGGTTGTTATGTTTTTAATTTTAATTGTTGCATCTTCATCAGGGTTAAAATATAATTGAGCTGACCCTGAATTAGCTCCATTTATTGCTAAATCATCTCCAATATAAAATGGGATTGAAGTTATATATTCTACATCTTCTGCTGCTGATTGTACTTGAGTTTGAGTAGTTGAAATAGAATAATTAAGCCCTGAGTTATTTGTAAATCTCATTTCTAACTCATGTCCTGAGTCTGCAACGTCTGTATTTACTAAATATTCTATTGTAACATTGATTGAATCTTGTGGTACAAGTTGATCAAAGTTAAATGTAAATGAACTAGTGTTATAAATTTTAGTAATATCGGCACTAACAAAAGTGTTATAATTTGAATTACTACCTGTAAATTCTATAAGTGTTGCTACTTCTGCTGAAGAAGTAAGATTATAAGTTTCAGTTGATGTTCTATTACCCGTTGCAATAGTCTCAAACCCTGAAAGTGGGGAATGTTGATTTGCTGTTGAATTAATATGATTAATTGCTTCTGTAGCATTTGCAAATACTCCATTATCAGCATCTCTAAATAAAGTATATTCTACTTCATAATATTCATAAGCTTTTTCAGCATTGACATCATCCCAAGAACCTGAAGTTCCTGCAGTATTGATAATGTCTATTCTATCTGTTGACCCACTTGAAAGTGAGGCTGTTAAAAGCCCATTCCAATAGGAAGGTAGAGTAGAACCCTCAAATATTACGGCATTTGCCCTATCATCTCTTTTTACTATAATTGCCATTTCTATTTATATTTTATTTTACTGAATTTTCCATTCATGGTTTCAAAAGTTTCTTTCATATCTTTAGGAAGTAAATCAATACCCATTGACCACATTTCTAAAATAGCTAACATTCTTTCAAAATTGTCAGCATGATACGTACTACCAAATATTGAATTAATTCTATATTCAAAAGCTGTTAATACATCTCTTCTGAATCTTTCAAATAAGGTAATTACATAGTCAACATCATTTGGGTTAATCCCTCTACTTATCCAATTAATTTTAATATCTTCTATATATTCATTATGAATATCAACTTGGAATTGAACTATTTTACTACGTAATTCATCTTTTGGTAAATTAATTAAATCATCTTCTAAGATTTCATACATTCTTTTAGAACAAACATCTACCTTACTATTTGCAAAGTCAATACACATTTTAGTTTTAGTTATATCTAATTCACCATGGGTGAAAAATTCCATAACTTCTATATCTTTCTTAGTTCGTTCTAAAGTATTAAATACATCATGGTGTCTTAGGGCACTAATTTTTGATGTATTGCTGTTTGAAGTTCGTTTAAAGGAGAAAAAATAATTTTTTATTACTTCTTTAAATATTACCATAGTGATTGAGGTGAAAATCACTAAAGTACTCAATATTGGGTAATTTGTTATATAATCTGAGAGTAGTTTTTCTAAATCCATAGCATATCGTTTTATAGGATTTATCTAATTATAGTTACAAACATATCCAATGGTTGAATTGTTATGGGATTATTTGATTTAATTGCTGGAAGTGAAAGTGAATTAACATCCTCATTTGATATAACCCAAGCTGATAATTCAACTCTATTCAGGATGGTTTGTCCTGCTGTTCCTTGACCAAAAAATATTGGACTTGTTGTTAAGGGAAATGAAAATGTTTCTTTGTTATCAGTATTCCTATTTGAATACCACAATGCTGGTTCTAAGGTTGTATTAGCAACCTGAGGGATTGCATTAAATGCAAATCTAACTCTTAATTGATCACCATATTGGAGACCACTTAAATCTATTCTTCCTTCAGACCCACTAAAGTATTGGAAACTAGTTTGGGAACCTGCTGATGCTGGATTAGCAGCAAAGTCATTTATAGTTGGGTATGTTGTGTCAAATGATGAAGTGAAGTCAAATAATGAATCTACTCCAATTGGTAGTGCGTAACCATTAAATAAACCTACATTAGGTAACCCAGAAACATCTGGGACTGACCAATAAGGTTGGTCTACTGCATTATGTACATCATTGTCTAAGGAAAATACTTTCCAAACACCATTCTCACTATCAGTTGCTGAATATCTAATACCTTCTCCTGCTTCCCAAACATAATTGTTGTCAAGGGGTTTTCCTTTAAAAGCACCTGTATTAGAATATCCACTACCTATTTTACCAGATAATACTTCTGCTGTAATTGTTGAAGTAGTACTACCATTATTTAATAAAAACCTGTCATCTTGTGTTAATTGTTCCCTTGAAATTACGGGAAGTTGGGATACTTTAGGCATGTGTGTTTTGTTAATTTATATTCATGTTATAAATATGAATAAAAAATGGGGAGAATCATAAGATTCTCCCCTTTTTGTCATCCTCGGTAAATCCGGTTGTTGGATTCATCATAAATCCAGTCCCCAAATTCAGTTTGGAGACCCATTAGTGAGGTACCTGATGAGCCTAGACCGCGTTTAAATCGCTAATGAAGATACGTCCGTAAAATTCTGGGCGGATCATTTTCTTAGCGTAACGTGTCAATAGACCTTTACGTGGTGTAAATGTTTCTGGATCGTATACCATTGGAGTCATAATTAATGGAACGTATGGAGCAAATACTGCACCTGTTTCCAAGAATTGAGATCCTCTGTAACCCATCAATACTACGTTTTCAGTCATATAAGGATTCTTATAAACTGTGTAACGGTTGTTCAATTGTCCAGCTTTTTGGATACCGAATGCGTAAGATCCTTTAGCAGCATCACCATCTGATGAAGAAGCAAATCCTGGGATTGATTCTAAGATAGTTGCAACTGATGGAGATACTACGATGAAGTTAGCACCACCTCTAAGAGTCTTTTGGTGAATCTTGTTAGATACCTTTTGCATTTTAGTTCCCAAAGTTTGGAACCACTGACCTTGTGTGTTGAAGAAACCTAGATCATCAAATCCTGTACGACCAGCATTCAAAGAACGGTTGTTAACAGCTGACCAGTGCTCATCTGCAGCAGATGCATCTTGGATCAACATATCAAGGTTTTCCAAATCGATTTCCAAAGAAATGTACTCACTCATGATTGAAGTCAATTCAGCTTCAGCATCCAAAGATTGGTATGCGTTCAAATCTTGTGCGAATTCTGGAGTCCACTGAGCTTTCAGTTTACGTGTTTTAGCAACGATTGCTTCTGATTTCAATTTAACATTGATTTCTGGAATAGCAAGTGCATCAGCAGAAGTAGAGTTAGCGTTTGGACGACCTGCACCAGCAGCATCTTCGAAATCACCTCTGTTGTTATCAACTGGCTGTACGTTGTAGAAAGTTGTTCCATCAGCACCACTATCAATACCTGAACCTGAAGCGAAAACGAAAGTAATGTTTGTTCCGTCAGTTGAAGTGTATTCTGGAAGCAAGAATGAAGAATCAGCAGCAGAAGCGCTAAATCCAAATGCTCTAACTCCTTTAGTATCGAAGTTTGTAGGTCCAGTAACAGTTACTGTGTGAAGATCACCTGCAGCAACAGAAGCTGAAAGTTCAGCATCGTAATTTACAGTTGCCCATGTAGCAGAAGCTGTAGTATAAGCAGCTGAAGCTGAGAATTGGTTGATTGAGTATCCGAAACGACCAGCTCCGTAAAGACCACCTGCTGCTGTTTCTGTGTTACCATACAAAGATGCGTTCTGTCCGTAAACAGTATCGCTACCTCCGAAGTTCAATTTCTTAGCATCTCCGTATTGGAAATCCAAGAAGAAAACTAGACCTGAAGGAAGGTTCATTGGCTGAACTGACATGAATTCTTTAGTTGAAAGAGATCCAAATACTTTTCTTACCAATGGAAGAGCAACTCCTGCCCATTGTGCGCCGTCTCCAGCTGAGAAGCTACCTCCGGTTGTTCCGTTAGTTGATGCTTCAGTAACCAATTGTTTAGCTTGGTTTTCAAGGATCAAGGCCATGCTGTTTTTGTCGATTTCAGTATCCATACCTTCCAACAAACCTGTTTTTCCCCATTTGCTCGCGATACGAGCTCCTTCGTTCTGCATGCTTTTCCAGCCGTCAGCAGAACTTTCTAAAAGTGAATTTAAATTTGACATTTTTTGTTTTTGTTTTTAAAATTAGTGTTTTGCGCTATAGAATGCAATTTCTCTCATACGTGAGAATGCATCGTTAGCTTCAATTATTGGTTTTTTACTTGTACCCATTGCTTTTGAAGCACTACCTAGGTTTTCTGAAATTGGTTTCTTGTTTGTTTTAACACCCTCATTAAGAGTTTCAAATACAAGTTTAACTTCTTTTACTGTTGTAGCTTTATCAAAAGTGTTAAGCACTTTTACTTTTTGACTTTCAGTCAAGTTTTTACCTTTGAAGATTTTATTTGTGTAAAGCAATTTAGCATTTAACAAATTAACTTCATTGATTTCTGATTTCAATGTTTCGATAGTTTCAATCGCTTCAGATAATTCAGATTCAAGTTGAGAAGCACGTGAAGATTTACCACCTAACTCACCCATACCCAATGCAAGTCTTAAAACAGAAATATCGCTTCTAAGAGCTGATCCATCCATTTTACGTACATTTTCGTTGTAGAATTTAGCAATAATTTTCTTCATTTCATCTTCATCACCTTCTGCTGCTTCAATAGCATCATCATTTGCTTCAATGAAATCTTTAACGAACTTAGTTCCACCTGATCCTTTTTTACCGAATCCGAAAATTTCTTCTAATTCTTCGTATCCTTTTTCTTCATCAAGTGTTTCTTCTTCTACTTCAGTAAGTTCTTCATCTAAATCAGCTTTATCAGCTTCTTCAATTTCTTCACCTTCTTCCATAGCGTCGATTTCAGCAAGAAGTTCATCAATGTTCACTTCTTCTTCTAACTCTTCAACTTCCAATTCATCATCAGTTTCTTCAACTTCTAATTCATCTTCCATCTCTTCATCTTCAACTTCTACTTCTTCAGTTGATTCACCAGCTTCTAATTCACCAGCTTCAACCATATCAGCAATAACGTCTTCAATGAATGATTTTAGATCTTCTTCAGACATATCCTCGATATCTAGATCTTCTTCTTCAGTTTCAGTTTCCATTTCAACTTCCATATCTTCTTCTTCAACTTCTTCAGTTTCTTCAACCTCATCAAGTTCTTCAGTTTCAACTTCGTTTACCATTTCTTCTTCTTCCTCAGATTCTTCTAGTTCAGCAAGGATTTCTTCAAGATCCAACTCTTCAGAAACTTCTTCCTCCTTCATTGGTTCTGTATCATCTTCATCATACATCGCCATTTTACCTTCTTCTACCTCTTCTTCCATTTCATCCATTTCTTGGATTTTAGCAGCGAGCATAGATTTTAGGTGTGGAGTAAAAGACTCTTCAAGAGCAGATTTTGCATTTGCAATAGCCATTTCTTTGACAGCTTTAGCATCTGCGATTGCTTCTTTAAGCAAATCTCTGTTTGTAGCCATTTTCCTAAAATTTTTTTGTTTGGGAAATACGTTTATTAAGAAACGTAATAGAAATTAATTAATAGTCATGCTATATAAGATACTCATAGCATATTCAGTATATACATACACCAAGGAGATAGCAAAATGCAAAGGATAAAAAAAAGCCTACAATTAAGCAGGCTTCTCTATATTTAATGTTTAATTTAGGATTAAAATATTGGGCAACTACCCTGTGAACATAGTATGTCTGTAATTATACTTTGTGTTGTTTTGTATGGGTTAGGGATGTTTGAATAATCAACTCCTTCTGTAAGTGGTGACATCCAAGATCCTGGGTTAGATGGGGTTGATACGAAATCCCAACATAGTAAATCAAAATCATCTTGTACTTCTAATACACCATCAGTTTCTTGTAGTGAACCCATACCACGAGATGAAACACCAACTTGGATTCCATCACCAATTAATGCTTTAAGTATGTTTCCAGATGGAGTTGATAAAATTTCAATTTTACCCATTATATGGTTTCCATCCCACCAAAGATCTGTAATGTTATGAGATACATTCTTCAAGTTAATAATTCCTGATTCTGGGTGGTCTAATTCTCCTAAAGCACGATTACTTTTCACTGATTCCATGTACTTATCTATTTCACGCTCCCAAAGTGAACGTTTATAGTAACGACCATTACCATTTTTTACTTCAGCAGTTGCAAGAATACCTTCTACTATTGGGTTACCTCTTTTAGATGTTTTACCCTCAGTAAGAGTAAATCCTGATGTTGAAAATTGGTTTTCTTCTATTAGTACTTTCTTGCTCATAATCTTACCCTTCGTATTTACCCTTTAGATCTTGAAATAACATTTCTTCATGATCAGGGAAGTCTTTAACTACTACCTCAATTTCTTCTCCATTATCAACTCTTTCTTCAGCTTCTTTTTTAGCTTCTAAGTAAGATTCAGATGGTTCTTCTTCAAACAATTCTGTTTTTGAAATATCATCAACAGTTGATTTGATATCTTCCAAATCAGATTTTATCTTTTCTGTGTCTTCACTATCACCTTCTGCTTCAACAATGTTATCTTCATCTATGATTTCTTTGCTTTTATCTGTTTTGCTAAGTTTCTCATACATTTTTTGAACTTTAGCTTTATATTTTTCAAGAAGTTTTACCTCTTTTTTAAGTTCTTTGATAGCATTTTTATCAACCAATTCTTTTAAGTCTTCGCTTTCATCTATTGAAGTCAAACGAGTAGTTTTGGATTCAATGGCTTTGTCCAAAGCTTCCATTTTCGTTGTTATCTCGGCTAATTTCGCTTCTTTTTCGATTTCTTTAATCGTCTTTTGATATTTTTTATTTTCAGCGATTAATTCTTGTTTTATGATTGAGCTGATAGCTGTTCTTAGTTTAGATTCTTTCAAATCACCGTACCCACTAGCTTTAAATTCACCTTTAGGTTCAACTGGTTCTCCAAGTCCAGGTACATCCATTTCGAGACCTAAATCTTTTTCTCCAAACATACCATTTTTAGTGTAGTAGATAGGATCCTTAGCTAAGTTTTTAAGAACAATTTCTCTCAATTCTTCTTCTGTTTTATCAGCATTTTTAGGATCTTTCATTTCACAATAATACCCTTTCATAATTTCACCAAATATCTGGTTGTTAGGGTTTGATGTGTCCTTATTATCATAGTTGTTCTTAAGATTATCTTCTACTTGTTGTGAAGTTTTCTTAAGTTCAGCATTAGGATCAACATCTTTATTTTTACGTGCTTCCTCTAGGAAGTTTTCAAATGCTGATTCGAATTCTGCTTTTTTAGTAGTAATAGTATTAATTGGTTCCATACCAACTACATTTTCACTAATAATTCCTTTATTTTTAAGGATCATAGCAGCTTCATCATATGTAGCAGCATTACGAATGTAGTTAGGAAACATACTTCTTGATTCCTTCAAAAACACATCTTTGTGTCCTTTACCTTCTTTAATTAGTGTATACTGATCTTGTAGGGTTTTCATTATTTTTCTCCTTTAAGTAGTTGTTTAATATCTTTTATCAAGTCTAAAATTAAATCTGTGGATCTAACAATAGCGTATGATCCTTTATTTTCATTGTAATATTCTATTGTGTCATTTTTAGCATTAGAAACCATAGGAGATAAACTATTAAGTTCATCTTCAATTTTATCAAAGATAGCAATTCTTTCTTGTTGAAAGTCTTCTGCTTTTCCTTCATATAATTCCTTAACCTCTAAACCTGAATCTTTTATTTTGTTTGGGACAGCTTTCCATCCTAACTTATAGTAATAAATATTTTTAGCTCCCTTAGAATTAGTATTCTTGTTAAAAGCTTTTGGAGTAGCATATTGTGCTCCATCTCCAGGTGTAAATGAACCACCACCTTGTGCAGTTGATGATTGTTCTTTTAATGTTTTATATTTTTTCAATAATCGAGAAAATCTATTTCTTAGTGATTTTGACAATTTTACTAGCTCTTCTACTTCTGGAATTGAAGTAGTTGATTTGAGTTTGTTAATTTTATCAGTAACAGCATCTATATCATCGTATAAATCCCTTAAGTTTGGAGTATAATCAATATCCCAAGTAATAGTACCTGTTTCAGGATCTACATCAGATTGGGTTGCCATGAAATCCTCTGCTTCCTTCAAGGACATCATAGTAGATGATATTTTATCTCTAAACTGTTGCATTTACACTCTCCAATTCATTAACTAAATCACAATATTGAAGTAAGTTTACTAAGTCTTCATCTGTTACTTTACGTGATACATCCACAACATCAAGTAAAGTTATTACTTCGTTCAATTTTATTTGAGTAACTTTATCTGTTACTGATTTATTCAATTCAGTTAGTTCTTTTCTAATTTCAGCTGATTTGGTAAGGTAAAATTCTTTAAGACGAGGTTGGTTATCAATAGAATATAAAAGCTCTCTTAGAATTTCTTTTTGCGATGAAGCTAATGTTTCATATTTGTCATTAAACTTCTCAAGAAGGATTCTATATGTCAACATCTTAATGTCTTTATCTTCCTTACTAAGCTCCTCTAAAACTTCATCTTCAGCTATTTGTGTTTTAATAGGTGCAGCTGTTAAATGTTCCAAAATAGTTATCTTATTAGAGATAATATATTGTGGGGATGTTGGTTTAGGGGAATTTTGAGTTTCTAACAATGTGTAGAAAGCAGCATGAACTTTGTAGTGAGGTAATTTATGGTTAAAAAACTCATTAATATTATAATGATTTTTCAATTCACTAATTAAGTTATATTTTTGTTTCTTAATTGCTCTACGATTAAGAGTCTTAGAAGACTCAAGTAGAGTTGTGATAATGATATCAGCTTTAGTTTCTGTTAGACTAGTTCGGTTTAAAAGAGTTTCATATAACTTGTATTCTTTTCCTAATTCAGTTTTAACAAAATACTTTTGAAGCAATTCATTAACCGGAGAATCTTTACCTTCTAAGGTATCTGAGGTTATTTGTCTGACAAGGAGTTCAAAAAGAATTCCAGTGTTTTTATACTTCGAATGTTTGATTTTCATTCTAATTCAAATTATTTGTTTATAAATATATGAAGATGTTAATCTCTTAATTGATTTTCGTCTAATAGTGAACCTTTTTCATCTTTCTTCTCAAATACTAACTTTTTCCCCATAGGTACTTGCTTAAGCATTTCTTTTTCTTGTAATGAAAGTGGTGAACCTCCTTTATATTGGGGTTTAATAGATTTGGAAGCATCATTATCTTTTTTCAATCCTAAACTTCCTATTCTGTCTTTACCAAATGCACTATCCTGTGAATTTCTATTAGTTACTTTTTCTTTAGGGCGACCTAAATCTTTTTTCTCTTCAGTATCATAACCAGCTGGTACTTTAGATGGGTCAGCATTCATTCTATCTTTACCATATAGTGAAGCTAAATCATGTGGTGTACCATATGATTCTCCAGTTTCATAAGGATCATTACCCTCATTTTCAATCTGTGATATACGGAATTTACGCTTAGCATCTTCCCTAATCAAGTCTCTATATTCATCATATTGATCTTCACTCAAGTGGAAGATATTATCATATATCCAATCTGTTGGGAATACTTTTTCATTAATCATAGATGCAGCCAAATCCATTTTTTCTTTCATCAATGCAATTCTTTCTTGATCGTAAATGATAGATGGAGTTGTTAAACCTAATGTAAAGTTAGATAAGTTTTCATCTCTGTATCCTTGACTATATAGGTGTACTAAAGCAATTTTATTTAATTCCGAAACAAATATTCTTTGAATACGTTCTATGGTACGAGCAAATCTGATATCTTCAGCTGCTAGTGTAGCTTTACCAGTCAAATCTTTTTCATATCCTAAGAATGCTTTTGGAATCTTAAGAGCAGCAAATAATTTATCTCTCAAATATTCAACATCAGTAATACCATCATATTGTAGTCCACCTAATGTATCAATTTGAGTTGCTTGATCATTACCTCTTACTGGGATGTAGAAATCCTCAAGTAAGTTCTGCATGTTGTATTTTAAGTTATAATCTCCAGTTTCTTGATCAATGAATGGAGTACGTTTCATTTTTGATATTGTCTTTTGCATGAAGTTTTCTACTTCAGCAGGTGCAATATTACCAACATTAATTTTGTAAACTCTCTTCTCAGGTGCTCTAACAATTCTGTGAATCAACATTGCATCCTCCATTAGAGTATATTGTTTAAACAATTTACGTGCTGGTTCAATGTAACTTCTACCATAAGGAAGGAAGTTAGTATCAGTTAGCAATCTAAAGTGAGCCATTTCGTAGTTATCAAACAATATTGAGTTACCATTTGCGCCTGCACCTGGAACACTATATTGACCATAGCTAGTAGAAGCAACACCTTCTGGGTCAAATTTAAATCTTACTGATGTTGGGTTTTCAGGATCAAATCCTTCTTGTCTTTCAATTTGAAATGCAGTGTAAGGAATAACATTATATACTCCAAATTTTTCAGCAATCTCTAATTTAAGGAAGAAATCTCCATATTTACATAGGTTACGAACCCAAGGCCAAATATTAAATTCTATATTTAATACATCATAGAATAAGTTATGCAGGATTTTCTGGATATCTTCATCTGTTGATCTAATAGATAATACCTCACCCATATCATTTTTAAGAGTAGATTCATCAGCTAGGATATCTAGGGCAGAAGCAATAATAGCATCCGTATCCATAGCATCATATTCTGAATAAAGTTGAGGTCTAAGGGTTTGGTAATTGAATGTATTTTGGATTCCATACATTGAGGTACCAGAGTTAGTATATAGTCTATTATATCTATCAATTAAGGAATTTGTTTGGAAATCACCTGATTGTTGGATAGTATTAACATCCATTACTTTTAGTTGATCACCTCCCACATTTCTGATGATAACATCAGTTGAAAATAATCGTTGTAGTCTTGAAAATAAGCCTTTATCTGCCATTTTTTGTTTAAATTATATAATTATAAATATTAAAGTAACCACTTAATATCCTCTTCTCCATTAGAATATGGATTATCCATCTTCCATTGATCTCTTTGTGACGTTCCTGAATAGCCTCCATGATAAGGAGTGTTTGATGTGTTTGTAGCATTTAACATACTCTTATACATATCCTCTCCATATTTACTAAACTGCAAAGCTGTTGATCTAACATATTGACCAGTTGCAAATGACATTACTAAATCATCATTAAATCCTGATTGGGCTTCTGCTCTACCATTTTTCCACACAAATGTTTTCATTTCAGATAATAATCTGTTTGATTGGATTATTGTACCTTTATCAGCAATAGCTTCTTGAAATTTATTTATACAAATTGGTCTGGTTCTTGAGTTCATAGTAAATCCAGGTACCATTTTTGAGGTATCTGAGTATTCATTGAAATATGAATCAGCTTTGATCTCTCCACTTTTTGGTGAATGGTAGAAGTTTTGATAACCTCTTTCAATCACTGTTTGAATTGTTGACCAACCTATATTTGCGTTTTCTATCACTAATAATGCGTTATTATATTCTGTTGCGACTCCTACTAATAGATGCCCATATTCTTTAGTTCCAATTTGGCCTTTATATTCACCAACTTGGGTATTTGTTTCAATATCAATAATATGGAATGCAGAGTAATCTTTACTATCACCTCTAGCTACATCGGCTACTATCATGTAATTACGAGAGTAATCTGCCGGTTCCCATATCCATAAGTTACGATCAGTTCCCCGCTTCTCCAAGGGATCTTTAATATAAGTTTTTTTATAGAAATCCATAAATTCACTATAGAAAACAGTATCACCAGATGTATTAAAATCACAGTCACATTCTTGTGCTGCTAATCTAGGATCACCTAGTAAAGTATCTTGTTTATCTCTCCAAGATTGGTCTCTTTCAGGATGGACTTGCCATGGTAATCTAATTGGTAAAAAAGCACTTTCAAGTGAATTTTCAGCATCCTCCCACATTTTATGGAACCAGTTACCTGTACCATAAGGAGTTGATAATACAATAGCACCACCTCCAGTTGCTAGTGTTTGTTGTGCTGATGCCCACGTCTCAGCAATATTATCAATAAAGGCGGCCTCATCAACTACTAGTAAAGATACTGCTTCTGATCGTGCGGCATCTGGACTGGATGATTTGGCTTGGATTTTGGATCCATTTACTAATTTAAGTGATAATTTGTTGTTTTCTTCATGTCCTATCTTCAACCATGAGGGGAGACTTTCATACATGAATTGCACCTTAGAAACTAAGTTACGTGCTGTTGCCTGTGTTGTTGCTAAGGCTAGTACGTTTTTATTTTCAAAAAATATCATTAACCACAAAGAATAACCTGCGGATAATGTTGATATACCTAACTGTCTTGATTTTAGAATTATTGAATAAGGGTTATCTTGAAATAATTTAAGTACTTTTTCTTGGAATGGGAATAATTGAAATTGAATTCTACCTCTTTGTGGGTGTTGGATATAACAATACTTCTTCATGAAGTAAATTGGATCCGTAGCACATTTTACATATTCCTCTCTTAGTATTTGTTTTATATCTTGACTCATTAACTTATTAAATTAAAACTATTAATAAAACTACAGCACCTAATAACCCACCTCCTAATATTTTAGTTGTAGTTTTTAGATTCTTATTTTTTCGATCTAGAGTATTATTTTCATCTCTTAACCTATCTACTTCTTTGGTATGGATTTCATCTTGTTCTTTTAGGTTTTTTATTTGACCCAAAAGGTTTGATTCCTTATTACCTTGTGTTGAAATTATACTATCTTGAATTTCAACCTTAGATTTAAATACTTGTATTAGTTTTTGAGTCTCATGAAGTTCATTTTCAAGTGAATCTTTTTGAATTAACTCAATAGTAATTTGCTGGACTATATTATATGGGAAGCAAATTCTACTTGTATCTATCTGTGATAAACTTGTGTAACTCAGTAGGAGTAGAATTGCTAATGTTAGATATTTTTTCACCATAATAATTTCGTATTTCTTCTATGTTTAGATTTATTGAGTCAATCTCACGATTATAAACAATAAGACTATCTTTATATTTTTTTATGTCTAAATCAAATTTGATTTGATCATCTTGTAGATGGTTTAATTCAACATCCAAGCTATCAATTTGTTTTTGATACAAATCTACAGCATATAGAGCATTACCTCTACTATATAAAGATAAAGTTAAACCTAATATTAACAATAATATCACTCCTATAAGGATTAGTTTAGTCTTATCTAATGTTATAACCTTTTTCATACTATTTTTTAAGATGCTACATCTCTACCAGCTGCTCTTTTTAAATCTTTAATCATATTAGATGGTAGTTTATATTCTTCTTTTGCTTTTTTAAGATAAGCATCAACTATAGCCTTATCACCTTTATATTTTTTAATAAATTTAAGACCTAAATTGAATTTTTCTTTTTTCTCATCAGGGGTAGTAAGAATTGCTTTAACAGTTGCATCAGATTTACCAGCTTTAACTGCTGCTTTATCTTCATCATCCATTTCTACTTTTTCAACTTTCTTAGCAACTTTTACTTTCTCAACTTTTTTATCACTTGAACCATCTTTAGAAGAAGCTATAAATTTATTAAGTTGAGTATCATATATTTTACCATCACCTAAAGCAGATTTTACATCATCATCTGATTTAATTGCTTTTTTAAGTGCTAATCCTTCTAAGTCTGGGTTATTGGTAATAACTTTGTTGATGGAAGTTTTTAGGTCTCCACTTATTTTAGCCATTTCATTAAGACCCATTTCCATAAGAGCATTATGGATTTCTTCTTGGATTATTTCAAGTAAACGTGATTTATTCATTATAAAGGTTTGTTAATAAATATCAGGAAATATAGTAGATATTACCTTTTCTACACGATCCTCAGTACTCCCCTTAAGTTTTACCAAATTTTTAATAGACCCTTTATTAAATGATAAAATAGATTTAATTTCTGTATTAACAGCTGCTCTATAATCTATGTCAGTTTCTCTAACCCCATTGTCTTCCATATCAACACCTTCAGGTGAGATATAAAATATGTAATCGTAATCTCCAACAAGTTTAGATGCCAAATCATAATATTTATCTGATTCTGAAGATGACATTGATTTAGATAGATTAGTAAATGCCATTACATCAACTACAGTTCTATCAGTTATAATGTTTTCTTGAAGTAATTCACTACATCTTTCAGCCAAAAATATAACTTGACCTTTCAATGTTGAATCTGTATTCAAAGGAATACCTAAATCTCTTAGATACTTAGAACGTTCAGTTGTGAATGTATAATCTTTAAATTCTGCTCTATCTTTCAAAGCATTAACGAGTGTGGTTTTACCCACACTCATAGTTCCTGTAAAACCTATCTTCATGATTGTAATTGTTTAGCGTAATTATCTGATTCTAATTGTTCATTAAGGATACCTTCTATTGTATAAATTCCTTGTGCTCCACTAACTGTAATTCCTCTAGCACTTAATGCATCACCTACGAAATGTACGTTAGGATAATCAATTAGACTAAGATCTTTATAATTAACTAATGGCTCAGGACTTAAATACTTAACCTCAGGCATGTAAATACCCCAATCGTTATTCAATGTTGGGAATACTTTTTTCATATCCTCAATGAAGTTTTCAATGTATAAAGCATAATCACCAATTGCATCATATAAAGGATCAATACTATTTACAATATGAGATTTAACATAGTCACCCTCTGATGTAAGTGATGGAGTTCTCTGATTATTAGGTGAGTAATAAGTACCAACACCATCTTTTTGTAATTTTTGAACTGCTTCACGTGACCAATCAAATGGTTTATCAATACCTTTAATCTCCATTAAGATTCCAAAGTTAGTCATATCATTTCTATATGCTTCATCTTTCTTAGCGTGACCATTGTAACTAATATCACCATAAGTGTGTTCAGCAGCTACATAAGCAGCATTGTTGTTAGTACAAAATGAACGTAATGATACACCTTTATCTTCAAATTTACGATATAATTTAAAATCATAACTTACATCAATTAACTTTTGGAAGTGTGATTGTGGAGCCTCAAATCGAACACCTATTTGTACTGATTTAGGTTCCGTTGCTAATTCATATTTTTCAGCTAATTGTTTTCCAAAATCAATACCTGATTTACCTACACCAAAAATAAGTTGATCATATTCAATGTAACCCCCAACACCTTTATTAGGCATTTCTTCATATTCTACATGATTATTTTCAAACGAAATGTTTTGTACTTTACTTTCCCAAACAAATTCAACACCATTTTCAACTAAAAAATCATACCAATTTTTGCCAATTTCATGTAGATAATCTGTACCAACGTGCCATACAGGGAATAGACGTAAACCAAAATATGGTTTAATAAATTCTGGTTCTGCTTGAGGATCAGAACATTGTACTTCCTCTGGTTTAGGGTGGAAACGTTTGAAATTGGTAATTACTTGATCCATCAACTCCATTGCTTTCTCATCACCACAATATTTTGTCAATTGACCACCAATTGCTGTGTGGTAAGTTAATTTACCATCACTCCAACCTCCTGCTCCTAAGAACCCAGTCATTACTTCTTCAGGTTTTCTCTCATATGGAGATTTACCCATATCAATAATAGTAATATCCTCTCCAGGATAACCATTATCTATTAATTTAGTTGCAGCATTTACACCTGCTACACCTGCTCCTACAATTACTACTTTATTTGCCATTTATCTTTATTTTAATGTATATAGTATACGAACAAAAAGTGGCGTCTCCAAATAAGAGACGCCACAGATGTCATGTTTTTTGTATTATTTCGACTGGCTATGAATCAGTCTATAAGATTGTTTGTTTTATTTGTGGTTACGTTTAAAATCAGCTGATAGGTTTTTGATTTTATTAGCAGCAGATCTACATCTACCTTTAGCAGCAGCGCTTGTTTTATCGATTTCTGCTTCAATCAATTCAATTTGCGTTTTGATTTCTTCAATTAATTCTTTAGTGTCCATTATATGTTTATTTTTAATTTTAATGTTCCTGTCCCTTTAATAGCTCGATGCCATTGATGACGTTTGATAAATATAATACCTTCAAGTGAGGTAGGCAAACAATTTTCTAATTGTATTTTCCAATCTGTTTTACCTATAATTTCAATGGTTCTATCTTCATCATCTCGATGCCACATTAATTCAATTGGATCAATGTTTTCATCAAATTCACGGATAATGTAGTTATCTGTAATCTCTATGTCTGTATATGGATTCAATTATTTTGTTTTGCCCCACTTAGTACCTTTACCAGGTGTTTTACATTGTGCCGCAGTTGGTCTACAAGATGGATATTTAGCTCTTTTTTCACCTTTTTTTCTACCACAAGATTTATATCCTTTGATTTTACCATCTTTACGAATAGGAGCATTACAATCAACCCATCCACCTTCTTTACCTGGTGTTCCTGAACGTTTGAACCACTTGTGGAGTGATTCATCTTCCTGGATTATTTCATGGATTATTTCTTTAATGTCTTTCCAGATATCTCCTTTACGACATCTAACTACAGCACCTGATTTATAAGCAGATGGTTTATCGAATTTGCGGTCTGCTATACGAAGACATCTGTCTCGTTTTTTCTTTTTCTCTGTGAGAATTTCTTTGATTATTTTTTCTAATTTTTCCATCCTACCAAAATCCTGTAAATGTTGATTTTAAACCTAGTAATTTAGCATATCTTGGTAATCTACAACTCCAATATGATGCTTTAGTTTTATCTGTTTTTTCAGAGCATTTATGACGTTTAGCAAATGCGTTACGTGCTTTTTTATCGTTGATTTTAGCTCTTAAACCACCTGAACCAAAACGTACTGTTTTGATTTTATTGGTTTTAGGGTCTTTAACATATACTTTATAAGCTTTGCCTCCTGAAGAGTCACGCATTGGTTTGTTTAATGGTTTATCTTTAGCTTCATCAAGTGTTTGAGCTATTTTAGCTATAGCGGATTCTTTCCTATCAGGATAGGATGTCCATTCTTTTTTCTTTTTAGCTAATTTTTGGGCTATATCTTTTGGTAAATCACTATCTATTATATCACCTGTTTTGGTGTCAATTACTTTAAATTTTTCTTTAGCTTCATTTATAGACATATTATCTATTTCATCACGGACCCATTCTTGTTCATTTGAACCTAATTGGTCATAATCCATTCCAAATTCTGAATTTGCAATATCATCATAAATGTCCATTTGTTCGTTTAACATAGGTAGATCCAATGGTACTTTAGTTCCATCTTCTAATACTCCAAAATTTCCTATATTAGTTTCAGTTAAGATTTCTATATCATCTTCATTTACATGAATTATTTCACGTAGATATAAGGCACGAGCTTCAGCCCATAAATTAAGGAAAGAATCCGAACCATAGCGGAACGTGTTTTCCGTTAATGGGAGTTGATTTTGCACATGATATCGCAGGTTTTCCGACAATATATCACGTTTAACAATACTTTCATTTAATACTACTCCTATGTTGCCTACGTTACCACAAGAATCACATCCACAGTTACAACTCATAATTATATTTTTTGAATTTTTTGAACTTCTAATGTACCCTGAGTATTACCATTATTTCTAGCATTGATAGATACTGAATATGGTTCTCCCCCTTTTTCAATTTTGAAGTTGATTTTTAAACCACCAAATGAAGAACTATCTTCTATTTTGATTGGCTCATAATCTCCATCAACATTATATAATATAACATTTTGCCCTCTTGGGAATTTATCTACTCTACCAGGAGCACCTGATTTTTGTCCTGTTACTTTAAAGAAGGTTGGATTCACACCTGTTAAGGATAAAGCAAATCCTACTAATGCTACTATAGCATCATCAACTTTTCCAGATTCAAATTGTTTGAATAAAAATTCTATTGATTTAAGAGCAGCAAATTTACCTCTTAGGAAACGTGTTTCATCTTTTAATGAACCATTTTCAACTTTATAAACAATATTTGAATTTCCACCTACTAGTTTACTAATGTCATTTCTTAAGCGATTAATACCTTCTATATATTGAGAATTATCATATTCAATCTCATCTTTAGTTAGGTTATAATCATTTTTTACTTTAGTAAACTTATTTAATAATGCTTTTGCTTTACCCCCTTGAGCATCTGCTTGTTTTAAGGATACTGCTGTTAGAGGTTTTGAACCACCACCCCAATCATCATTGAATAAGTCGTTAATCAACTCAATATTGTCATCTTCAGCCAATGACACATCACCTAATTGAACGTATAGATCTCCAGGGCACCATTTATCAGCTGGTAATCCAGTTAATGATTGGGCTTTCTTTCTAATAGAATCAAATAATCCAGTACGAATTAATTTTTGACCAGGATAAACTTCTTTAATTGCTAATGCTGAGGATAGAGGTTGGTTGATAAAAGTAATATTTTTAGTACTAACTTCACTTGTAGCCTCTAAGTATTTTACTACTTTTTGTGATGCGGCACTAGTTTCACCTGAAATTCCATTATTAGCTATTTCAATTAGACTATTTACTCTACTTTCATAGTTTTCTTTAGTGAATGGGCTATCAATATTAGTGATGTAAAATAGAGATACCAATGCTTCTTTAACATCTGTATCACTAGCAGTGTCATCAGATGCACCTTTAACAATTAATTTATATTTTTTACCTTTAAAATCAACTACAACACTTCCTAAAGATGAACCTGTTGCTAATTTTTGATAACCAGATAAGGATTCTTCTTTATCTACTAATGATTTAATTTCATCATATACATCTCTACGGATTGAATCAGATGAAGCACCTCTACTAGGGATGTCTGAAAATGAGAGTTTAATAGTGTCTCTTCCAGATGCTTCTAAGTCACCATAATCTGTAATGTTAGATTTGATAAGTGATATTAAGTCTTGATTTTCTAAAATGATAGATTCACCTAAAAATTTACTTAATAATGTTTCCAACAACAAAACATCCTGATCATTATTCATGTCAGGATATCCTTTAGGAAATTTATAAGCAATCCTATTTAAATATTTTGTAATATTATCCAATTTTATTTTAGTTTATTTTTTATGCTTCTGTATCTACTTCTACATCTGTTGTATCTTCAACTTCTACTTCTTCACTTGGTAAATCTTCTACACTTTCATCTTCTCCACCATCTTTTTTCATTTTACCATATCGTAAAATACGAGCAATTGCTTCAGCAGCACGTTCTTCTTCTGGGAGGTTTAGTAGATAATATTTTTTACCTTCAACTTGAGCAATCCAACTTCTTTTACCATAAATTAATAAAAAGAATTGACCATTTTTTAAATTAACTCTAAATGTAGTAGGACGTGGAGCAATCCAATCAAGAGATGAAAGGAAGTTATCAAATTCTGTAGTAAGTAAATTAACAATAACCTTTTTAAGTTCTGGGAATTTAGTTAGTTCATCATATTCAACGGCAACATCCTCAACTTTTTGTTGAGCATCATATACTGCGGGTATGAGTGATTTTATTTTATCTCTTAATTCAGCTTTAGTCATCTTACTATAGAGTTTATTTTAATTTAATGTATAGGCTTTCGTCAGCATCCCATTTATAATCATCTTTGTTGAAATCTTTTAATTTTTTAGCTTTTTGATATTCAGCCGATGATAATTTAGCTTGTTTAAGCATTTTATTTTCGTTTACTGATTCTACGATTGTATCTAAATTGAATGGTTTAGTATCATATTCCCCACTTTCATCCTTAAACTTACCCAATGCTACTCCTTTTTTACTAGAATATGAATCAAATACTACATCAAACTTTTTTCCGTTTTTTAATTTGATTTTAAGTTTATCACCTTTTTTATATGTTTTGGCTTCGTTTACTGATTCTCCAATATTGAAATCTTTTTCTTGCATGTCCATAAAATCATCTGATACAGCAAATATTTGAACTACACCATTTTCTTTATCGTAAACATCAATATCTTCTAAATTATATTTTGCTTCTAAATCTTTAGCT